TAGCTTCTAAGAATCTAAAAGGAATATCAAGCGTATTTACGCCGCCTTGTCCTGCGTCTTGCATTCTACGTAACCGCCAATAGACCAATGTGTACCCAGTTTGACTAGGTAGAGGCCATATCTTAGCTGTAGGTGTAGGAGACTGTCTATCAACAAAAATCTGTATAGGACGTCCTTGGACTAACTTGTTTGGTATTGTTGCGTAAGTAGAGACACTTATACGTGCTATTTGAAGGTCAACTTGGTTAGAAGTACTACCGGGGTTTTGGCGTATGACAGTCTCTATTAAATCAATAGTATCATCAGGCAAATCATAAGTACCTACCCCTACTAACAGAGGAAACTCCCCTTGTTCAATAGTCCATAGATTAAGACCTTTATTAGCCCAAGAAGCCAACAAGTAATTTAAAGACCTTCTAGCTGTTCTAAACTGATAGCCTGTGCGGATTTCTACCCCAACACGCTCAAAACTTTCTTCTATTATTTCAGCTATGTCTGGATTAAATGTAGTAAGACCTGAAGTGCTCATGGTTAACCATAGAATATAGATATACTAGCGTTTGCAGGGAGTGTGATATACACCCCATTTTCAAACCTAACACCTTCACCGGGTATTGTAGACGCTATAACTGCTGTATTAGTTGTTATATGAAGGGTCATTTTTATAGTTCCACTACCTGCGGTTGGGTTATCATAGAAGTTTATTTCCCCTGCCGTACCTCCGGGGCCCAACTGAAACCCCCTAACCCTAGTAGGAGCCGCATACGCTATACCACTAGCATCTAAATGAACGCATTTTACATCTGTCTGTTGCATGATCTTTTACCTTTGTTGTGGTCGTTGTACGGGCATCGAAGTTGGATTGCCCTGAATTTGTAAGCCTTGTGGGGACATGTATTGTGACATACTTGGAGGTTGTCCTTGTAGAGGTGTTTGCATTTGGCCTACTGGTTGCCCACCTATACCTGCGTCACTACCACTATTATCCCACCCCATATTGTTACTTGGAGACATACCACCCATATCAGGGCTAGGTGCGTTTTGTACTGGTGGTGGGGTATTCGGTTGGTTAGGTTGCCCTTGCTGTGGGTAATCCATTAGTCCTTGGTTAGGGGAGGCGTAGTTATTGTACGAGCTCTGAGTATTAAACTGTGGAACAGGGTTCGCTTGCCCTAACTGTGGAGCTTGTGGACCTCCAAACCCTTGACCAATAATACCCCCATCTGCATAACCTTGTCCTCCCCCAGCCATTAGCGCATTGCTCCTTTAGTATGACCCTTAGTAGCACAACCATCACCACGAGAGGCAGCTGATCTAACAGAGCCGCCTTTAGCATAGCCTTTACAAGCAGAGCCGCCTTTCTTCTTAGTAGCTACCCCTTTACCTTCTATTCTAGACTGTATAGCTTTATTGGCTGCACTATCACTACCTTTACCAAAGCCTTCATAAGCATCTTGCATACGCTCAAACTTACTTTTAGTTTTAGGCGCAGCTTTTACTACAGGCTTAGCTTTAGGACCCGCATCAGATTTGTTCTTAGGGTTACTTACATCTAAACTTGTATCGCCCTTAAAATCACGTGTATTAGCATATTTAGAATTAGCACTCGCCCTATCACTCTCTTTCAATTTACTTAGGAAAGATGTTTGGTCTACAGGTTTGTTAAGTACGTCTTGTAATGATCTATCTGGTTTACTAGCTATAGGGGTTTTAACAGGAATACTTGTACTTTTTGGCATGTCTACTCTACTCGTAAGTCTAATAGGCTTAGCAGTAGGCTTAGGCATAGATGTAGATGCTTGTCTAGTACTAGGCATTGCTCTTTTGGCGCTGTAAGGGTTAGACCCCATATGAGAGTACTCTTCTGAAGCTCCCTGTTTCTGCTTAGCAAACCTATCTTTTTGCTTTTCTGCGTCTTTATAAGTATCTATATCCTGAGCATTAAGGTCTTTAGTTTTTTGCTTGGGTCTGTTTGGATCATAAGGTACGTAAGCCATTAGATCATCCTTCCTTTTGTGTGACCTTTAGTAGCACAGCCATCACCACGTGATGAAGCAGAGCCGCCTTTAGCATAACCTTTACAAGACCCACCAGCTTTTTTACCTTTGTAGTAATCAGAGCCGCTAAAGTCTTTACTAGGTGAGTCGCCTAAACCAAACTTATCAGCTGTCTCTGACTCGTATTTATTATGCTTTTCAATCATCGCTCTATCAATATTAGCTTGACCAACATCAGGCTCTTTTTGTTTTTTTGGCATTTTTACTTTAGTAGCCATTAGATTATCTTCCCACGAGTTTTGCCTTTTTTAGCAATCCCGTCAATAGAACCACCTTTAGCATAGCCTTTACAAGCTGAGCCGCCTTTTTTCATAGCTGGTGCCATCTTTCTCATAGCGCCTAATTGAGCCATGTCTGGAGTTGGAGCACGTTTAGTTACTTTAGCTTTAATTGTATCTTTTTTCTTTAGTGGGAACATACCCGCTTTTAACTTAGCCATATCAGTTTTACCTCTAGCTTTTTCTTGAATATCGGAAATACCACGTGAAGGGCGAGTCATATTAATACCTACCCTCTAATCTATTTACTACCACAATTCCACCTTTTTAGTGAGGCTGCTTTCCGTGTAGGTTTACCGCTTTCGTCTTTCATAGGACCCGGCATACCTGACATTCTAGCACAGAAAGACTTCTTTCGTGGGCCGCCACTAGGTTGAGGAGCCTTTAAATTAGAGCCTGTAGCATTGTTATACTTAGCTCTACCCTTAGCTGTTAAGCCAGCGCCCTTAGACACAGGTAACTTTTCACCTCTACCCACCGACAATACTGGAGCTTTTTTAGTAGCCATTAGTGTTTAAACATATCAAGGAGCCAAGACACTAATGTGCCCATAGCTGCACCAGCACCACCCACTAGTAAGAACATCTGCCACCCACCTTTAGCTTCTGATAAGGTTTTACTGATTTCTTTTATGGTTTCTTTTATCTCATCCATATCTTTAATCATTTTATCCATGTCATTTTGCAAATGCTTTATATCCGCACTGTGGGTAGCAAGTTCCCTCACTGTTTGTATTACCGGATCATCTTCTCTACGATGCTCCATAACCTATCTGCCCTTATATTATGCAGAAGCAGGAACTTCAATGCCAGCAGATGTTTTTTGAGCATAACCTACAGTAATAAATCCAGCACCTGCAACAGCAGTAGTACCTGCCATAGTTACAGTAATAGCTACATCAGAAGTACCAATGTTAGAAATAGCAGTTAACTGAGCCGCTGAAAAAGTAATAGCTTGACGCCCTGCTGCTGGAGTAGTAATAGCAGTAACATATTTATCAACAGTAGTACCATCACCTACAGCAAGAGTAGCACTAGTAGTAAAAGTAGTAGTAACATCAATAAAAATGTTTAAGATTTGTGAACCAGCTGGTAACACAATAGGAGCATTAGTAGTTAAAGCTAGGTTTGCAGTCTGAGATAAAACAACAACACCTGTGTTGTCAATAGTACCTAGAGTAGTACCAGTAGTATTTTTAACAGTACCTGAACGAACTGGACCAGTAAAAGTTGAGAATGCCATATTTAATTCCTTAGTGCACGTTTGCCTGTCGTTGTGTGCGAATCTGCTGGGGCAGTCGAGTAGGCAGTTAAATTAATCCCCAGATTTACAGTTCTTATAGCATTTATTTTGGGGTGGTGTCAATTAATTTGTTGGACTTAATATGGTTTTCTTCACGGGTTATCACCGCTAAATTCCACGGTACATGCAAACCGCTTACAAGCTTACCACGTAGAGGTATTATATGGTCTACAACATAGGGCGTACCTGTAACTCTAGTAGCCGCCATGGCGTCTAAATAGAACCGTTTAATAGCGGTTTTTTGCTCCTGTGTTAACCATTTGGGGGTAGCTTGTTTATGTTTGGTCCTGCGGTGTTTAACATTAGCCTTTTGTATCTCTGGGTTATTTTTAGCCCAAGTTTTTTTATACCGTACTATGTCTTCATGTTTTCTGCTTAAGGCTTTAGACTTAACTAATTCTTTATTATTCTCATAGTATTTGATACCCGCTTTTTTACTAGCCTCAGATTTAGGTAACAATGCACGTTTAGCATTGGTCTCCACCCATTCTAGTTTTAGGCAATCCATGCACACCCCTTTGGTTTTACGCAGGGCTATATGTCCGTATTTACATGGTAAGCCTGTGAAGTAATGAGTGACTTTAAGGTCTTGGGCTTCTTTACGAGTTGTTGGGTATTGACTATACATTGACATTTCCTGTTGGGTTTTGATACAGG